GTAATTGAGCATTTCTGCGTCTAATAGTAATTAAATCAGCATCTTGTTTTATATTTGGGAAATATGGTAAACCACTGTTACAGCGATCATTGAATTCATTATTACATAAATTCAAATCATCACTGATTACTTGTATTTCTTTAATTGGTTCTAATACTGGAACTACTTTAATAGTTTTTAATTCTTTAAAACCAGTAAACATGAAGGTTGTTGGGAAATTCTCTTCTATATCAACCTCATATAACCGTTGAACCAGTGGATGTTCAAAATTAGGAGTGGCTGTATCCAAGACTTCCTGCAACAAACCAATCTCCTTATCATTATAACCATATCTCAATTTAAACCATAAATCAGTTTCTATAGATCTATCATATTTGTATTCAGTTGACCAATGTTTCTCAATGAAACCTGGCACTGATTTACCACCGGCTGCAGTTTTAAACACGCGATCATAGAAACATGATATCCAAGGTAAACACGATAAATCGGTTCGCATTGCCAAAGAATTGGTTAAAACCCAATTTTTGACTGCTTTACCAGTGTACTTATGGATGGAACAACCACTTTTAATTAGTTGTCTACCTGGTAAAGGTGCCATAACATAAGTGTCTTTGTTATCAAATGAGCGCCTACATGGTACGAACATTGATGAACAGAATTTAACTTGACTCAAATCACCGTAACTGGCATCAACTTCCATACCACACAATCCCATCCAGTTTTCATACTCCATTTGATTAACATAAACACCATCTAATGCTATGATAGTATCGTCGCCCATAATTGCCAACCTTAATTTATTGGTTGATAACATCATCTCAACATCCATAAATTTACTCAAAACAAAGAGTTGAATCATGGCATTGAGAAAACTGTTACCAACACTCGTATTTGGATCACCACTCTTTCTTGTTCCTACTACTTTATATTTAATTTGTCCATCTTTGGCACTAATGGAACCAAAAGAAACAAGTTGTGATCTTAATAATGCACGCAAATCTTGATTATTCGGAAAAAGATACTCATACAACATTTGTTCAATTAATAAATGATATGTTGATATATGAGCATCAAATTTAGAATAATCAGTACTTAAGAATATAGGGTTATCAAAACCATCTTGAATTAATTGCATCCACATACCCATGGTATCCCTATTTTCACCTGCTGCATATAATATTTTATCACAAAATTCATTCCTGTCTATCTCAGCAAAGGCACAACCTTTGTCACGGAAAGACCAGGCATCTTGTAATATTTTTGATGCAGTATAGGTATAAGGACCGAGTTGTGTTGCATATTCATCAGTACGACCTGAAATGATCCTACCGATGAAATCTTCTTTAAAATGAGCTTCATGTTTAACGAAGCCTTTAACTTTAAGACAATCAATAGCTACATCCATTTGACTTTCATATATGATGTCACTATATCGACCTTTTTGATTAGTATTACAATGATCCCTCCAATCATTGTAACTGATGACATCACATTGTCTTACTGGTAATAAAATGGGTAGCATTCTTTGTACAAAATTCTTTAATTGCATCAAAGTGCGTCTATCTCCAGCTTTGAACTTTTTCATAATTCTATTAACTAGAGCACGATGAGCATTATGAGTACAATTTTTGGGGTAATAAAGACGTTCAAAATTGGAAGAAAAGTAATTCCAACCTCGAATTTCGTCATTATCACATTGATCATCCATTAGTTGCGTGTATATTTTGGAATCTGGTTTAAAATCAACACCCTCCGCCACACCTTGACAGCGACCAAAAATAGGTCTTGGATACAAAGTATTAATAGCAGCATTAATACATGTTTCTTTCCAAGTCTCAAGGGCAACAAAATTTAGTGGTCGCAACAATTTTGCAAACAAGCCATTTTGTTCATAATTTTTGGCTAATCTGCTAGAAAAGGTACTAATTTTTCGTGTGGCTCCATCAACATTATCAGCTGCTACCCCTGATAATGCTTGAATGGATTGATTGATCAATTTATTAGGCAATTGAGTGACCTGAATTTTATAATTCATGGTCATACGCCTATATAATGACACTTCATCATAGTTGCTTGAATACACAGCAGTATGATTTTGACCAATCAAAAAGGATCCTGGCTTATTAAAACAACCAACACCATAAAAACAACCTAGTGTAGCTGCTAAACCCAAAATAGCCAATTTTGGTTTTAAAATGGTAGTCATTATAGTTGCAATACCAGAAACAGCACCAAATACACTTAAAGCTGACTTACATAATAAATTGTAAGCATAATTTTTAAATGTATCTGTTTTATTTGCCATAATTTGATATATAGTAAAAGATTTGGTGCTTATAACTGGTTGTATATCATGAACAATGTTGTAGTTGTAAGTGGCACTACCATTACTAAAACCAAAATCAGTTTGAGTAAAAGTAACACCACCTACATTAACCACAACATCATTCAACAATATTATAAAATCTCCCACAGAAGGGTTATCAAGTTTTGGATATTTCCCAAACATAGTATAGCACATATGATCCAAAACATTTAAAGCCCATATTTGTTTATTACATACTGCTGTACCTTGAAAATCTATAGCATATTCGCTAAATTCGTTTTCATCTAATTGCAAATATGGGACTTTAATTTCATAGCCAAAAGTGTCATTCGAATTAATTAAATAATTCGTGCTATGAAAATCTTCCGGGAAGTCGACGGCTGGTAGATCCGTTGCCACATTATCAAATGAAAACTTATTGTTAGATTTACTAACATAAGAATCAAGATCTTTATAGTTGTTTATAAATTCTTGTATTACTCCAGTACGATAATGTATTTCATCTGTTGATGTGGCATTTGGACCGCGAATATTTACTGGTTTTATGATAACACTATCCTTGACTGACCCAAGCTGGCCTTGATTCCCAGTCAAGTTACTAATAATCAAAGGGTTCATGGTAGAATAAACCTTAGACGACCCAAGCTGGTCTTGATCCCCGTCTAAGTTACTAGTAATAATGGTGTCATGTTCATTCTTCTTTTCAGTGACTTGAGATTCAAAGTCCTGATTATAATTTGTATTGAAATAGAGCATACTTTCATTACTATGTCCCCAAGGGTAATTAGGATTAAGGGTGTTTCTACGGTCAATTGCAGAATTACTTCTGGTTTTACCGGAATCAATCCAATCATAATCCTTTAGCTCACTTCCATTGCAAACACATATATCATTGTAATAAGAACATTTGCAATGGTCAATACAATGTAATGAACCCGAAACATGGCTGTTTCTAACGCCAATTGCTGCATTACTGCAGGTTTTGCGCGAATCAATGCAATCAATGTTTCGGGGTAAATTTTCGCTTTTTGTGGTAGAGTCGGTACCACTACCATCACCAATAAGGACGTCGCATTGAGTTGCCCCAATGAGTTCTACACCGTCAACGTTTCTTACTGATGTGGCCGTCTCCACCTCTCCTGGATTGATAACCGCACCAAGAAAGGGCCCGACACCAGCGTACTGGTG